CTCCCTCGGTTCCGCCTGCCTTACTTGAACCCCGGCGCGTTGGTCTCACGCCGGGGTTCTTCTTTACTAAAATGGGATTTCGTCCCCCAGATCATCTGCAATGGCTTGGCGCTTCTGTTCGGTCAAGGGCGCTTTTGCCTGCTCGAAGGGATCGGCCTTGCTTTCGACGGTATCGAAATCATCCATGCCGCCGTCGCCGTAGCGGGCTTCTGTGACCTGCACCGCGTCCAGCAGGAGGGAGATGCCGCCGTTGCCATCGGGATCGATCACAGCGACAGCCCACGCGCGCACGGTGCCTTTGGAGCCTCCCCAGAAGGCCAGATCGGCCAGCGGTTGCTTCTGCCCGTCGATGACGGTGGGTGCCTTGTTGGGCGTGCCGTCCTTCTTCATGCCGTTGCGCTTGGCGGTGAATTGTACCATGCCGGTTTCGTTGCCATGCTCGTCCTTCAGCTTTTTCATGCCGAAGATGGTTTTGAACTGGGGCATCTTGCTGTTGCGCGAACGGCAAGCCTCATAGTGGGCGCGCAGTTCTTCGTAAAGCGGCTTGGCCTGCTCCTTGGTCATCTCAAAGGCCACGGACCAAGCCGCGTTGGATGCGGTGGGCGCGCAGGGTTCGCTGGCCTGCTTCTGGGTGTTAAAGCGGTAACAGCTATTGAGCTTGGGATACTGAAGGGTCACGTTCTTGACGAGAACCTTATGGAAGTCACTGTCGTTGTTAGCCATGGTTTGCTCCTCTTGGCGTTGGTCTCAGAAGTCTACGGTTTCGGTGAAGATGTCATCTTCGGTGGTCTCGGTCTGCCAGCGTGGCAGGTCGATAGTGTTAATCAGCGGCCAGCCCGTTGTGAAGTCGGAAACTGCGGTGGCGTTGCTGATCTTTTGGAGGGTCTGGGTCACGACTATGTCGGCTTGGTCCAAATATCGCACAGTGAGAGCGTGCAGGCCGACAGCGTGCGGCGGCTCTTTCTCGACCGCGATGAACATGAACGTGTCGGCCTTGTAGCCAGCGGCACGCAGGGCGCGCAGGTAAAAGGCGGCCTGCACGTCATATGCGTACTTGCGAAGCTCACGCGGGAAGCCGTCTGGGCTGGCGTCGGTGGTAGTCTTCAGATCGAACACAATGCCATAGTCCGGCAAATAGCCGTCGGGGCGGCATTTGATCTCGACGCCTGTGGCCGGATCGATGCCAAAGAAACTGGCCTCGGCCACGAAGGTCGGATCACCGAGATACTGTTCGACGACAGGGTGAGCCTTCGCGGCATCAGCGATGCGGGCGGCCAGATCGAACTCGGCTTCTGGCAGCAAAATTTGGCCGTCCAGATCGGCGGCAAGCTGTGCCTCTTTCCACTTGTTGCCACGGCGATCTTCAGGGCCACGCAGGACGAGGTTCTTCTCCGGCTCCAGCACCAGAGCGTGAACGGCGCTGCCCAAGGCGAAGGCCGAGGTTTCCTTGCGGACCTTTCCCTTCCAGTGAGCCAGCGACGTTTTGTAAACCGCCTTCACGTCAGAAGACGAGATCGCGGGGTGGGCGTGGTATTCTTTGTTGGTCAGGTCTCGGTTCATTGCTTTCCCTTTCCATAGAGTGCGATCAGGGCAGCCTCGGCCCTGCCGTCGTCCTTCACCCGCTTCCACTGGTCCGAGCAGTCGGGGAAGTATTGGCTGGCCAGCGCGCGGCTGGCGTTTTTGTCGGTCGAGAGCCGCATGGTCTTCTTCCACGCGGACGGATCGACCTCGAACGTCGGCACGCCGCCGAAGAACAGGCAAGCCTTCAGCTCACCATATGCGGAAGCGATGGTGACTGCATTTTTGATCCCTATCAAACGGGGAAAGAAAGGACGCTCCAGCCAGCAGCACTTGACCGGGCCGAAGGCGGCGATCAGGCCCATTTTCTCGTCGAGCGTGCCGGGCATGTCGTAGGTTTTGACCTGCATGTCGTCAGTGTCGAGGAGCGCGATGGCCCCGCTTTTGCCGGGGTCGATGCCGATGATGTATGACATCAGAGAGCCTCGCCCCTCAACCCGACCAGCATCTTGGCCTGTATGTCTTTCTCCTTGTCCGCGATCTCGCCGCCGCAAGCCAGATAGCCGCAGCCGTCGATCCAGTTGTCAGCATGGGCCGGGTTCGACTTGGCGCGGGCCAGCTTCAGCAGGGTCATCATCACGGCCACGTCGTGCGACCTGATGTTTTTGTTCAGGTGCGCTGACCAGTAAGCGGCGATCAGGCCGAAGTTTGCCTCGGCGTCGCCGTGCGTGCTGGCGCGATCCTTGGTGATGTATTCCTTGGCGGTGTCCAAAATCTCGCTGCGGTTCATGCGAAGTCCCTCCCTGAAATCCATTCCTCTTCAAACCGCAGATCCTCGATCCCGGTTATGTCGGCCAATCGGTGGCGGTATACAGCCGACGGCACAACGCGGCCCGTCATCCAGCGGCTAAGGCTGGACGATGCCACCGGCACTTTTCTTGCGAGCCAGCCGAGCTTGCGACCGTCCTGCGCGCACCATAGCCGGATTTGAGTTTGAGCCATCATTGGCATGTCCTCCATACGTTCAATCTGTTCATCCACGTTGTCCTCCTGTGGCCTTGTGCCATCAGACCTAAAGGCGAAAATAATTGGCGTCAAGCGTAATTATTTGCTTGCACGCGGTGATGCAGGCTGTATGGTGGGGGCACGAACTAGCAAACAAGGATGACCCAGATGACCAAGTTCGAAATCAAATCCAGAGACTTCACCTTCTCGCACGTTCGCGGTCATCAGTGGCAAGTGACGTGGAACGGTCAGCACTTCGCATATGTCAGCTACGATGCCGTCCGGCGCGCGCTGGCCGCCGCATGACCCTCGCCGAACACCTCGACCTGCTGGGGATCATCCCCCGGCAGGTCACGCCGAAGCCCACGCCCCAGCCAGCGGCCTACGCGCCGCCACAGTGGAAACCAACTTACCCCGGCGAAGAGCCGCCGTTTTGATAGGAGAGCAACATGTCAGACCCAACAATCCTCATCACGCTGGAACAGGCCCAGACGGCCCTAGATTGCATCGACCGTGACATGGACTACAGCACCCATGAGCGGCCAGATTATCACGACATTGGCGAGATGATGCACAACCTGCGCCGCCTTGAACTGCGCCAGCGCCTGACCTCTGCCATCAACGCAAACAAGGAGATCAAATAATGCGTATCCGCGACATCGCCGCCGACCTGATCGGCACCCTCTGCATCTTCGGCCTGCTGTACGCAGGCTTCGTCTTCGCTCACGGTATGGGGTGGTAAAATGGCGATCAGACTAGGAGCAACCGACACCCACATCGTGCTGACCGCGCTGTGGGATTACCGCGAGACGCTGACGATCTGCAACGACACTAGGCCCAGCCCGCACATTGAGGAGAAGATCAGCAGCGTTGACCGCCTCATCGAGAGCTACAAGAAGTCATACTTCGCCTTGGACAGATTGGGGATCATGTAATGACCAAAGAAGAATGCCTCGCCTACATCGCCCGCAAGCAGGAACAGATCGACGATCTAGAAAAGAGATACGGCACTGGCGTCCGTCCTAGCTGGGTCGGGGAAGAGATTATGATCCTGATCCACTATCAGCGCGACGCCGAAGACCAACTTGCATATCTGGAGAAAAACAATGCTACCGACTGAGATTATCATAACGAACAAGCTAGCCACTGGCACCACCTTCGCGGTCCTCGCCAGCGACATGACGCAGAACGTGTTCATCCCGTCAAAATTGGCTTTGGATGCCGGCCTGCGCCCCGGCCAGAAGATCTTGGCGCAGATCGTGCCGAACATGAGCCAGCCGGAGAAGACGCCTTGGCTGGCGATCTCGCTGGAGGATGCAGGGCCTGTATCACGGAATGATACGCTGGGCGCCTTCATCCTCGGCAACCTGCAAGCTGATGGCCGCGCCACCGTCGAAGAGATTGCCGAGGATATGAATATGAGTGACGCCGCCGTCGCAGCCAAGCTGGCCGAGTTGGTCGCAGCCGGGCGTGTGGTGCGGCTGACCTGCTTCGATCTTCCGGAGGATGTAGCATGAGCCTTAGCCCCAACCTGACCGAAGAACACCTGCAAGCCGTGATGGAAGCGCTGCCGGATGAGTTGAGCGAGGCCGAATTGTGCGCCCTGACGCTGACTATCTACAGCGAATACATAGATGAGCCAGCCGAGATCATAACCAACCTGATCGCAACGATTTACAGCTACGGCATGTCAGTTGGCATTAGTCAGGCTTCGATATCAGAAGGTTTGCGTAGATCAGCCAGCCTGCACGATGAGTCACACAGCAATCAAACAGCGAACTGAGGTAAAGCAATGTTCTTCCGTAGAAGCAAAGAAGTCATGCCGCACCGTGACATCCAGTCAGAAGCAGCACTGGGCATCAGCAATGCCGCGCAAGTCCTACCAGCTAAGAGGTTCATGGACCTTGTTTACTGGGCCATCATTACCAACAGGCAGATCAGCACCGAAGACATGGACACGCTGGCCAATCGCCTGTCGCGGGCGGCTTGGGAGAGGGGGCGGAGATGAAAGAACTGACAAGAGAGGCCCAGCAGGGCGCGATCCACCTGAAGTGGGGCTTCCTGCCCGTGTTTATGGTCCGCATGGCGGTGCCAGCCTACGCGCCGGGGACTTGGAAGTGGGGTCGCTGGCGTTATGCGCGGTTGGCCGAGGTGGTCGATCTGAATTCAAAACTCAGGGGAGCATGGAGGGACTGACATGAGTGACAAAGAACTGGTGAAGGCGCTGCGTGATTTTGCGGACGATGGATACGCTGACCTATCTGTCGCCGCCGCCGACCGCATCGAAGCCCTGACCGCCGAGCCGCACGCGGAAGGCGAAGCATGGGGCATTTTGAACCCATACGGCAGATTGTGGACGCACAACACATTCCCCAGCGAGGACGCGGCGCGGCGTCACGTTGAAGCCTTTTGGCGCGGGAACCCAAACGCGGGCGATTATGTGCGCGGGCTCAAGCCTGTTCGCGTGAATGTGCGCGTGACGCTGGCCGAGATTGAGGGAGAGAAGGGATGAGCAGTCTTAAACTATACAGAACGACCAAAGGCGAGATGGAGCGAATCTTGTGCGACATCACCTATCCGCATCCTGTCTACTTCGACCGACCTTCTAAGCGGCTTGCAAAGCATGATCTCAAGGTCATGTTGCACGAGCGGGCAGAGGAGGCCAAACGCATCATTGATATGATGGAGCGTATGGCTGAGG